CTAGGTTCTGCTACCATTTTAACAAATAGTTCAGCAGCCTCATTAAGTACCCAATCAATTTCAGGTATTCTTAAATTCTTATACTGTTGACTATCAACTTTGTTTAACTTCATTTTGAAGTCATAGTGCATCTCTTGGATATTCATAGGTATCTTAGTTTATTGCTTCTAGCAATCTTAATTTTAACTCTTGATTTTTAGGGTCTTTTAAATAATCTACTACATCATAAACATCTACACCAAGTACAGAATCATGATAAAGTATCTTATGTCCTACTTTCTTTAAAACATTTTTCTGTAAACATTCTAAAATCAATGCTTGAACTGCTACATACTCTTTGTCTTTAGTTACAAATTCTACAACTTTTCTAGCATCTGCTTCAATTAATTTGTCAATTTCTACTTCAATAAAATCAGTAGACTCATTCTTTAAATTCTTACCTGCTAATACCATAACAAGTTGTACTTGTCTTGTCTTAGAAAGTTTATTAGATTCAATAATAGCTTTCTTTTTAATTTGAATCTTACTAGCTTTAACTTCATTTTCAGCAGCTTGGTCATGTATAACATGATGTGCTTCAGGAAATTTACCTTCTTCATATTCTGCAACAGAGTTTGCTACATACTTAGAAGCTTTCATTAGTTTAATCTTAATGTATTCTAAAGGGTTTTCAGTACTAAAAAATTGTGTATGGTTTTCTAATTTAACTCTAGTCATTTTAGAATCCCAAAAAGGGTGAGGAGCTTCAGGGTTAAACTGTTTTGATAAATCTTGTTTTAAGATTTTACTATACTCTTCTTCTTCTTCTTTTGTTAAACCAGTTGCATACTCTAATTTTTCACCATCAACTAGTGCTTGTAAAGTTTTAGGTCTTGAGAAACTTTCTTCTCCTTTTTTACCATGCCATGTGCTCTTTTCAATAGGTCTTACTTCTATTTTCATTTTTCTCTATATTTTAGTTTATAAAAAATGTAAGTAGGCTTTTTACAACCTACTTACAAATATAAGAAATTATTTTGGATTAATTCCTATCTAAAATTAATTCTCCACATCTTGTTACATCTTCAATATGAACACCACAAGATTTAGATACATGCATTGAGTAGTATTCTCCTGGGTGAGCCATAGACTTACCACTTGCAGGTCCATAAGGTCCTGTCATACCTTCAACATATCCAAATGCCATAGAATCTTTCTTCTTCATAATCTTAACATTACTTCCAGAATCAGAAGAGAAATCTAAGAAAGTGAATCTTTGAGATTCTACAGGATAACCTGTTACTGGGTCAATTTCAAAGTTAAGACTTCTATCATCATATAATGGGTTATGAACTAACTCTAAAGTAGCACCATTTGCCATGTTATATTTTGTGAATTGGTAACCAGCTTGTAAAGCATTGTTATGGTAAGGAGAACCTGTACTACCTGAGAATTGCTCAAAGTTTTTAACAAATCCTGACTTATTCATCCAATCTTGTACAGCTCTATGGAATTGTACCATTCCAAATTCACCTGTATAAGCTTTAATATTTCTACCTTGTCCTGGCTTAGTTCTAGAATAGAAAATATCCATTAAGTACTCCTCAATTAAAGTTGTAGTTAAGTGAGTATATTTATGTACATGAGAATCTTCTAATTGCTCTTGAATACCAGGTCCAGCTTGAACTTTTCTACCATTAGCACCAATTACAGAATCAGCTTTTCTTCCATACCAGTATAAAGCTTCAACTTCTCTATACCACTGTTGCCAGTACTCTACCTCAGCATATTTCATCCAAGAGTTGTGGAATTTACCTTTAGAATCAGGAATAGCTACAGCTAATACTTCTTGAGAAGCATAATCAGTAATTTTGTATTTCTTTCTAATCTTAGATAATTGGTTTCTAAGAGAGATAGGCATACTGAATTGAGTAGAACCATCTTGTCCTGAAGCTTCTTCATAGTTAGAGAATAACTTAGCCCACTTAGTTCCAGCTTTTAAATATTTTACAGGCATAAAATCAGCATCATTATCTGACATTAATCTTACTGTGTAAACCCATCCATCACCATGTCTAGTAACTTCATCTTGAATCCTTACTTGGAATTTTTTGTTAGAAGTTCCTGGATGAATAACATCTCCTGGTACATACCAATTCTTATCTAACTTAATCTTAAAAGTAGATTTGAATTTACCTGGCATTGTTTCTGCTACAGGCATAACATTTTCTAAAACCACTAATGGTCTAGTGTTAGCACCTTTTAATTCCCATTCCCATTCAGTACCTGAAATTTCTACTTCAGTTTTCTTATCACCCATTAAAGCAGATGATAAAGGGTTATCAGAATAAATGTTTTGAGCAGAGAACAATTGGTTCATCTTCCCTTCAATCTTTGCAGGTTTAGCAATTAATGCTTTACCTAAATGGTTAAGTTCAGTCATATTGGAGTTCCACTCCATTTCTTTAGTGACTAACTTGCTTCCTAATGTTGCCATATTTAGTTTTTAAATTATTGATTTATAAAAAGTCAGCTAAACTCTTCCTTTTGCCCATAGAAGAACCAGCCTTTGGTGGTTGTGATTTTTTGTTTCTTCTTAACTCTTCTTTAGCTTTCTTAGTTACTTCTGTTGCTGCAGAATTTTTTAAACTAGAAAAGTCAAAATCAGACTTAAGTAATTTAGCTATTAAGATTGCTTTATTCTCATCTTGCATAGCTCCATATAAATCTCTTTGCATTTCTGTAATTTCTTGACCATTCTCTAACTTTACATTTCTCTTAGACATATAGTTAGGTAATACAGTCTTATCTTGTGTAGAAAACTTTAAGCCATTTACTTCTTTATGTTCTGTAATAAAATTACTTACATTACTTTTTAAAGCTCTTTCATTTTCTTTTAACTGTTTCTTATAATCTTCTTGTCTTTTAATTAAGTCTTTCTTATTATCTTCATCAGCTTTTTCCCACTTACTATAATGTTTCTCTGACATCATTTCTAACTTATCTTTCTCTTTAAGAAATTCAAGTTGAGTTTCAATATAATCAGCATCATGTCCTTGCTCTTCTAAAGCTTTCCTAACTACTAATTCTTGGTTAGACTCTTTTGTCATATCCATATCTCTAGTAATTACTGAACTATTACCTGCTCTATAAGCTTCCATAAACTCTTCAGGAGAACCTCCATCTAGTACAAACTTATTTAATTCCTTAACCATTGGTGGCATATCCTCAAATAAATCTTTTACTTTATTGTTTAAAGACTCTTCATAACTATCTTCAAGTAATTCTTCAGCTTTAGCTTCAGTAAGTTCTTCACCTTCTTCTAACTCATAGTTTACTAAACCTTTTTCTTTTAACATCTCTAAAGAAGAGATTTTACTAGTCTTAGGTTTTCTACCACCCTTAGCTTTAGGTTTGTCTTCTTTGGTTTCAGTTTCTTCCTCTTCATCAGAGAATGCATTAGCTAATTGAGATACTCCATCTGTTTCATCTACTTCTTCATCTTCATAAGTATCTGTTTCAAAAGCACTAAATGCTTCTTCAGATTTTTTCTCAACTTCTTCAGCTTTTTTCTTCTCTACTTCTTCAGTAGGAATTACTTCACCTTCTTCATTTTTTACTATCTCAGTTGGTGCTTCTGCAGTTCCTTCTCCAAAGAAGTCTACATCAGCTGCATTATCCCAACCTCCAAAATTTTCATTGTTTTCTTCACTCATAGTTTCAAAGTTAATATTTAATTTAGTATTATCACAAATTTAATTTGCATTTTAAATTATTTAAGGCTAATAGCTATTTCTGTTTTTGTCTACTAGCTTTAATCTTTTTTTCTTCTAATTTGTTCTTTTCTTTATCTTGTTGCCTTTGGTGGTCAAACTTTTCTCTGTCTAAATTTTGTTTATCTCTCTTAACTTCCATATCAGCCTCTTTGTTAGCAGCCTCTACAAAATCATTTTGTCCATCATTATCTTTATCCTCTTCAGGATTAAAAGAAGCTGCCATAAGGTTAGCTTTAATAATCTCAGTTTTTCTTCTTTCTTCTTCCTTAAGAATAATCTCTTCTTTCTCATTAGCCCACTCTTCTTTAGTAAACTCTCTAGCTTTCTCAGCCATCTCAGCATCATGTTGTTGTTGTTGCTGAGCTTGTTGATTAGCTTGTTCAGCTCTTTTATCTTCAGCAAGTTTAAGTGTTTCTTCTGCTTCAACAATACCTTCTTGTCTAAGTACTGCAATAACATCAGATAATTCAACTCTTTGATTCTGTAATGCAGCATGAGATAATTGTCTAATTAAATCTTTAGCTTCTTCAGCTTTAGCAGAGTTAGTAACAAATATACCAAAACTAGAGTTATCTAACAACTCAGCATCTACCTTTAACATTTGCTTAGACATATCATCTAAGATGTAAACTAAATTCTTTGGTGGTGTTACAGAATAAATAACTTTAGCTGTTTCTAATAAAGCTGTCATTACATTCTTCTTAATATTATTATGTAACTCAAAATAAGGCTCTAATATGTGAGAAGATTGTATTAAGCTTTGTCTAGTATTACTTACTGCATCATTAGGTCCTATTTGCCCCTCTACTTGCTCTGTAATACCTACTGCTGAACCTGCTTGTCTCTTTAAGTATTCAGCTAGTTCTACATATCTATTTATATCAGATGCTAAACTTAAATCAATTTGTTTAGCCATTGTATTTACATCATTATAACCTGTACCCTCTTCATTAGGGTCATACCACATAAAAGGAGAACTTTCAAAGAAGTATTGCCACTTTTCCATATCCATTCCTGCTGAATCAGGTATAGCATTAATGTTCATCATTACTTTCTTACCTTTATCAGAAGCTAGTAATAACTCTAACCTATACATCACAATATTATAATAGTATTGGTACTGCTTTAATCTATCCATTAAAGAAGTTTCATCAGAGTTCATATCATCATATACTGCACCTATGTAAGGTAACTTGCAATGATACATGTTATCTAAATCTTTAAACTGTCCTGGAACTGGACCTAAGTTTTTATAAATATCAGAACCAATCTTCCAACCTTCATATACTTCAGGAATCCATTCCCATTTAATATCTATATCACCTGCATCTTCATCAAGCTTATAACTATCAAATACTAACATCTCTTGCTCTAAACCTTCTTCATCTAGGTAAGTTAAGAATCCAACTTTCCTTAATGATTTCCAAACAGCATGTAATACTCTCACAGTATTCTCATTAGTGTCTTTCTTACCATTAGCATCTTTAGAGAAGTTAAACATATCAGAGTTTATAGCACTGTTATTATATGTTTGAAAATCTTCATAAATAGAATCAATTTCTTTTTGAGATAAACTATCACTAAAATGACTTACTACTTCACTAGGTGTCATTCTATATTCACAAGTAGCCCATTCTCCATCTTCTATATAAGTAGAATCTGGTGACTTATCAAAATCAAACCTTAATGGATTTACATTTACTACAGCAGGTTTATTATTTATATTACCTACATAATAGATTTCTCTAGCTGATAGTGTACCATATTTAAAACCTTTATTAAACTTCTGTCTTAAATCTTGTTCTTGTTTTAAGTACTCTAAGATTTGTGAAGCCATTATCTCTACAGGGTCTTGGTAATCCCTAGACATATATTTCTTAACTTCATCAGGAGTCATAGCTTGAGCTTCTTGCTCTACTTCTTGTTGCATTTGTTGTTGCATTTGTTGAGCTTGTTCTTGTGGAACTTCCCCACTAGCTATCTTTTGCTCTAACTCTTGCATCTTACTTTGCATGATTTGTTCTTTAATAGGTTGCATTATTTGCTGTACAACATATTCTTTTAACATCTCAAACTCTTTCTTTTCTCTTTGACTAGTAGCTTCAGGATTAGTTGCTATAACATTCCAAGAAAAAGGTCTCTTCATTTCCATTCCAAGTAAAGCTTTTATCTTCCCTGAAACAATATCTCTGTTAACCATACTTGCAGGTAATTCTCCTGCCTCTTCTCCAAATGGTTGACAAACATATTTAAAGTCAGCTACATTCAATATATTATTAAACAAGTCAAAATTAACTTGCATTCTCTTGTAGTCATCATCAGATTTACTTCCAGAATAAATGTAAGAAGAATTACCCCTATCATAGAGGTCTACTTGGTCTTTATACCATTGCTTATCATTTGACTTCTTTTGAGAATCTGTTAATCTATTATTTTGTTTTATTCTATTTTTACTCATAGCAATACAGTTGAGTTACAAAGTTAAGGTTTTTTATACATATTTCCCATCATACTTACAAGTTTTTTCATGTTTTTATTTTCATAAGGCTTATCATACTCCTTATCTAATGATTCTTCTTGCACTTGAAACATACACATAAATAATGCAGAACATAAATCATAGTTACCTTTTCTATTATAACTTATCAATTCTTCTAACATTCTTATAGAATATATCTTATCTATCACTGTAACAGGATTTCCATTCTCATCATAATCTAATACAGTTAATAACCAAGTTTTAGTATATCTTTCTGCTGCATCTTTTAATTGTAGATTCATGTGACATCCATATACCCTAGATACTTTTGATTTCTGTATATTCTTAGATATTACTGCATCAGGTTGTGCTGCTAGTAAATTAAGTCTTTTTATTCTTCTAAAGTAATTCTTAACCCCTGTTACTTCATTCTCATGCATTATAGTGGTATTGTATAAATCAGCTAACAATTCTGCTACTCTATCATTGTTGTCTGTATCTTCATGTCTACCTATATACTCAGCTACTAGTATTTGACTATTATAAGAACCTTTGTGTACTCCTTTGTAAACTACCATTGCACATAATGAAGAACCTAAATCTTGTCTTACAGGGTCATACCCTATCTTATACATTCCTCTAGGTGCATCAGGTATTGGTTGTTCATAAATTACAGGACAACCTCTCTTATCTACAGGTGAAGAGTATAAACTAGTTATAGGTGCTACACTACCATCTAAAATAGGTTTAGCTTTTACTACACCCCCATCTCTACTTAGTTCCACAGGTGTTCCTTTAGTTTCTTGCCAGTTCTTAGATTTTACTCTTCTTAACTGTCTTCTTAACTCTACTACTGGAAAGTTATTTAAAGATACTGTAGCAAATGCTTCAGCAGGTCCTAAAGGTTTCTCTTGCATTCTTTTTTGAATCTCTGTAGAAGTAGCTCCATTCTTTATTAATACTTCCCTATCTCTCTTCTCTAGTTTCCTTGCTGCTTCTGCATCTGAATTACCTTGCTTATCATAGAATCCCTCTGTATTCCAATTAAAAGGGTGGAAGAACCCTGTTTCACTATCTTCTTCTCCTTCATCCCATATATTCTGAAATGGTAATAAACCAAATGCTTGAGGTCTAGAAAACATGTCAGCATAATCTGCTGTACCACCTTCCATATCCCCTGATGTTCCAAAGATAGTTATCATACCTGTTTTAATAGCTCCTGCCATTACACAATCCTGTGTTGCTACATAAGATTGTTTTAATAGTCCAGGTGTACCAAATGCTCCAGACTCTTCAAAGAATATATCTTCAGCATCTTTCCCCCTTGCAGCATCAGGATTATCTTTAAATGTAAGTGCCACTACTTCTGACTTAAATCCTTTCTCTATCTTAATACCATCTTTTACTTGTATGTAAGAAGCTTTAACGTGGTCCTGTTTCTGTATAACATCAGAAGGCATACTCCAACCACTATGTTCATTGATAAAGTGGATGTTATTTGCTGCCATAGTAAATAAACCTTTAGGATATAAGAACTTCTTCTCATAAGCTCCAAAGATTGTCAATGAGTTAGGCTTAGTAAAATAGTTATTACTAGCCACTGCTGCTGACTTATAAGAATAACCCTTACGTCTTGACTTACCTACAATTATATTAAAACCTCCTCTTAAATAGTCAGTCTTTACCTTTACCTCAAGGTTTAGACCCTCAAATAAACTTTTTAGTTCTACAGCTTGAGCTACATCATCTAATTGTAGTATAACTTCTTTAGCATTGTCATCATCACTAGCTGAGAATATACCTTCCTTTGCTATCTCCCTTACCCAGAAGTAGTTATAATCTCCATCCCAAAAATCAGGAAAATCTTTTACTTTCTTAGACTTCTTAGCAAACATATCCTCTACCTTCATAATAGGACAGAAGTTTAAGTAAAAGTAATGTGCTCCTGTTATCTTAGCTCCTCCTACAGAGAAGCCTTTCATACATCTTCTTCTTTGTTCTGACCAATATTCAAACCAAGCAGGACTACCATGTGGGTCTGCCACATAGTAACCATGTTTTTGAAAGTGTCTTGCAGGTTCTCTAAATACTTCAGTATTAATCCATTGCCCATTGGCATTTCTAATACTATCTAGTTTACCATCTTTATAATTTGTTATATCCATTATTTAAACATGTGTGTTAATCTAGCTACAGGTCCATTAAAGAAACTATGTATAAATGCTTCTATTGCTTTAGGTGCATGTTGGTAGCCATTCTTATGATGCCAAGAATCTGTTCCACTTGGACTTCTTAAATATTCTACAGTTACTCCAGGAAAATCACTTCCTGTTTGAAACTTATACTTTTTCATGTGGTGTAAGTGGTGTAAGTAAATACATCTAAACTTAGTCTCACCCCAATCCTTCTTAGCTTCTTCTGCCATTAACAAAGGTAGTAATTCTAACTTAGCACCATCTCCATGTGATGTACTGATTAAGTTCTCACCAAATCTAAAGTACTTTCTATGTCTTGATGTAATATCCCAAGATATGTTATCGTGTTTATGTAACCAAGCATATACTGAATCAGCTAACATATAACCACTCATAAAATCATGATTACTAGGGTTATGTGTAACATGTACATGAAATCTTTCAGCTAAGTACTCTATAGTGTCTACATACAATGCTCTAGCTATTTTAAAATTATCATACCAAGTTCCATCAGTATCTTGGTCTGTACCATTAGTAGTTTGTCTTTTAACATTATCTGTGTGTAATACATCATTACCTATTACAAATAATACTTGCTTAATATCATAACCTGAAGCCTTATTAACTAAATCTACTACTGCTTCTCTACATCTTTCTATTGCTACATTTACATTATACTCTTCTCCACTTTCACTTAATGTAGCTAACTTACCTAAGTGTAAATCAGCAATATCAATAGTTAATAAATGTGGGTCTGCAGATTTTTCTAATTCAGGTGCTGAATAATTAGGAGAATGTTTTAACATCTCTTCTATAAAATCTGTTCTTATTTGTTCTAGTGATACTCCTTTTTCTTTCTTAGGATTCTTTACTAATAAAGATATTCCATCTTCTTTTATCCAACCTATACTCCAATCTTTATGTTCTAGGTTTGCTTTCTCTAATGTTTCATCTATCTTAGTATCTTCTGTTTTCTTATAGTTTCTCTTAATATAAGTTCTAAATAAATCTACATCAGCATTATTAAAAGTGTCGCCACTTCTTACTAAAGTTTCTCTAGCTATCTTAGACCATCCTGTTAGTTTCTCTTCTCTAAGGACTTGTTCTATTAAATTATTGTAAGGTTTCCATCTACTCATAATTACATTGTATTTAAACTTTCAGGGTCAGCAAAAGGGCTGATTTGTTTGTTACTTCTTGTTTTAGTTTCTTCAAATAATTCTTCTTCTACTTTCTTTTCTAAGCTTTTAATATTAGCTAATACTTTTTCTGTGTCATTTAATGCAGATGTTATATCTCTAGGTTTCCATATAGGCTTCATTTTTTCATCCCTTTCATTAATATCAACATCTTCAAAAAACTCTCTCATTTTCTCTGCAGCTTTCTTAGCAGCTACATAATAAGAATAGGTAGTAGAAGCTTCTCTTTGAAATTTCTTTAATTGGTTAATACCTTCAGCTACTAATTCATCAGGTCTCCATTCTTCTTCTCCAAAGATAGCCTCCTTAACTTTAATAGGTTTAATATCTTCTGGATATTGTCTGTAAGGATTACTTTTCTTCATTGAAATTAGAAACTCAATATAAGAAAATTCTTTCAAAGCAACATGCTTTTCCTTAGATTTATCTCTCTCCCATATCTCTTTATAAGGAGAGGTTAACAGTGTCTCTGCATTTGGAAACACTGTTTTACCTGTAACTTCAAATAAAAATGCCATATTATTTCTCTTTTAATAAGCAGTAAGTAACACTCCTTTGTGGTTTAAATAAACCAATTACTTTATAATACTCATAAGGATTATTTGCTACTTGACAACCTAAACTATGTCCATTAATAAATTTATTGATTGCTCTGTGTAACCTAGTAATACTAGTTGTGTGAAAGTTAATACCTACTAATTCATTTGTAGCTGTACCAATCTCATCTGTTTCTTCA